AGAAGTCGGTAGGTAATGTAGAATCATTCGTTGACAAGATCAGTCTTGGTAAAATGATGGGCTTCAATACTCGTGGTGTTGTGAGCGACCTTGCAAGTTCGGTTATTGGAGGTCTATTTGGTAAAACCTCTGCCGAAGTAACAGGAAGTGGTTTGTTTGGAGGTAGTCAATCATTAGGAGATATTCTTAGTGGTGGGATAAACTTACAACAATACGCGGATGTTACTACAACTAAGAAATCTTGGTTTGGTAAAAGTACATCATACAATACACAATTTGGAGCAGTTGACCAAGAGATCAAAGATCAATTTGGTTTAATCTTCAATAGTGTTTTTGATAGTATTTTATCTGCTTCAGGATCATTAGGGCGAAATAGTAATCAAGTTACTCAAGTATTGAAAGATTCAATTATCAACATTGGTAAGATTGATGTAAAAGGACTTACTGGTGAACAAATCCAAGAGAAATTAGAAGCTGTTATTAGTGCGCAAGCTGATACAGTAGCTAAGAATGCTGTTAAAGGTTTAGAAGCGTTCCAGAAGATTGGTGAAGGGTACTTTGAGACTTTATCTCGTGTTGCTTCTGGTATTGAACAAGCTGGTTATTTCACAGAACGTCTAGGTTACACAGCAATTGCGTATACCGACATCTTAAATAAACAAGGTGATACTGCTGCTGAGATTGTAAGACAATCTGTGTTGTTAAATGAAAGTACTAAAGATATTAAAGGTGGTTTCTACGACTTAGTAAATCAATTTGATGGGACTGCTGAAGAACTGTATGGTTTCATTATAGAACTTCGTGATTTACAAGATCAACTATTCATGACTGGTAAAGATACTAAATTCTTAACTACAGCAATGATTCTTGGGGATGGTGGTTTAGAAGGTCTTTCTAGTGGATTAGATGCTTACTTTGAAATGTTATCTCCTGCTGAACAAGCAGCAGAGCTTACTAGAAGATTAACTAATCAATTTGCAATCTTTGGAAAAGAACTTCCTTCTAATGTTAAAGCATTCCGTGACTTAGTTGCAGGGATTGATATTACAACAGAAGCAGGTCAAAAGCTTTATGGTCAAATCATTGCTACTGCTCCTGAGTTTAATGATCTTCAAGATGCAATTGCTGATGCTAATAGTGAAGTAAATGCTTTAGTTCAATCTCTACGTGATTTAGCCGAACAAGCTAGAGCTGCAAGGGGTGAAACTGAACAACCTCGTAACTTAGCATATATCAGAAGTCAGTTTGAATCTAATGCAATATTAGCTGCTCAAGGTGATACCGCTGCTGCTGAGAAACTTCTAACTCTTGGTAAAGACTTGATGACTTTGAGTAAACAATACTCTTTATCTTCAAGTGAATATGCTAGAGATTTAGCTTTGATTCAAAGAGCTGCTACAGTAAGTGCAGATGTTCAGGAAGCAGGGTTAGGTTATACAACACCTACGCTAACTCCTTTGGTTGGTACTACAGGCGGTACAGTAGTTCAAACAGCTAACGCAGCAACAGATGCTAAACTTGAAGCTTTACGTGCAGATATGGTTATTGCTATGACAGCAGTAGCCAAGTATACACAAAGAACTTCAGATAAGCTAGATGCTTGGGATTTTGGGGATAGACTTAATGTTCATGTTGACCAAGATGTTAATGATGTTCCAATCCCAGTAACAGTAGTACCTTAATAACAATTAGATGTGTGGAGGTTATTCGTAACCTCTACTTTCTTTAATGATTATCTAACTAGAGGAATTCAAATGAAAGTTATTAAGAGCATTGAAACGAATGATGCTATCTTAACTTACAGTAATATTGCAGAAGATGAGTACCCTACTTGGATTTCTGGAACAACCTATACAGCTTTAGATCGTGTTATTTATCAACACAAGATATATGAAAGGATTATTACAGGTGCAGGGACAACAACACCTGATTTAGATCAAGTTAATTGGTTGTATATTAGTTATACGAACAGATACAGAATGTTTGATAACTTGTTATACAGTCAAAGCAGTAGAGTAGGTGGTATTACATTTACTTTATCACCAACACAAGTTGTAGATAGTATCGCATTCTTTAATGTAAATGCTGCAACAGTTAGGGTTGTTATGACTGACTCCGTAACAGGTGTTATTTATGACAAAACAGTAGAGTTACAAAATAACAGTGACGTTGTAGATTACTTTACTTACTTCTTTGCTCCGATTATTTCATCTAAGGCATCTACTACAGCTTTGTTCTTAGATTTACCAGTGAATCCAACAGCAACAATAACAGTGACGATTAGTTCTGGTACAGGGTTGGTTGAAGTTGGTGAAGTTGTTTATGGAGTACAGACTACAATTGGTAGAACTAATTATGGTACTTCTTTTGGTATTAAATCATTTAGTAGAAAAGAAGTAGATGAGTTTGGTAATGTAACAGTAGTTAAACGTAAGAACTCTAAATATGCTGAATACGATATTGATATTGATAATAACATCTTATCAAGTGTATTGCAGTTATTCTCAGATATTGACAGTGTTCCTTGTGTATTCATTGGTAACTCTGAAATGGATGTATTGATTGTTTATGGTTTCTATATTGATTTCAAAACTACAATATCATTCCCAACAGTATCTAAATGCACATTAAGAGTTGAAGGTTTAATCTAGGAGAAATATTATGCCATATCCAAGCGTAACAGCTTTACCAATAGCACCTTCTAGGTTAAGTAGACCAAGTAACTTCGTAAGTGAATCAGATTTATTCTTATCTAAGTTACCTGCTTTTAGAACACAAACAAATGATCTTAGTTTCTATGTTAATACAATTATACCGAATAAGAATAACTACGGTAATTTAGCAACTAACCAACCTTTCCCTACGATTACACAATACTTAGGTGATGTGGTAACAACTGGTACTGCTTCTATTGAATACACAAGTAGTATAGACACATTTTATGCTGCATTACAAACCTATTCAATGAAGTTAAATGCAACAGGGGTTTGGGTAGATAATGTAGTTGCTGAATATGGTGTTGTAAGTAGTGACCTTGATAAACCTATGGTTAGTGGTATTAGTTATCCACAACAGAAAGGTCAGAATAGAACAGATTTCAACGACTCTGCTGAACTATTTACACAATCTAGTATTAATAATATGAACTCTATGTATCAGAGCATTTGGCAAATATACATTAATTGCTACGCTCCTGATGATTACGGTTTAGTGACAGGTTCAATAACACAATCTGATGATTACGGATTGATTACAGATATTTAAATTTTGAGGGTAGTATGGCTAAGCAAATACAATTAAGACGAGGTACTACTACTGAGTCCACTGCTTTTATTGGTGCAGTTGGTGAAGTAACAGTAGACACAGATAAAGATGTTCTAGTAGTACATGATGGTGCAACAGCAGGTGGTTTCCCTGTAGCAGCAAGAGCTAATGCTGATGGAACAATTAGTTTAATTAAGAAAGATGGAACAAGCGCAGGAAGTATCAATTCATTAGGATTGTTTAATGACACTTTAACTTCTACGAATACTAACCAAGCAGCTACAGCAGCTCAAGCTAAAGTGCTAAATGACAACTTCAACAGTAAGTCTTTTGGTGTAGGTCAATCTTATCTAATCTTAACAGGATCAAGAGTAGCAGATACAACATATGTCAATACAACAGGTAAGACAATTTGGGTGTTTGCTGAGCTAACATCAACATCTACAGGTGTTGTATCATTAGAAGCATATGCGATGGTTAATGGTAATGTTGTAGCAAGTGATTCATCTTATTCAGCAGCTAACACTTATAAGTTATCTTTAGGTTTTCCAGTAACCGCAGGAAGTTTTTATACTGTGAATATTGTATCTAACGTAGCACTTACATATTGGAGTGAATTGAGATGATGAAATATTATAAATCAAATAATCAAGTATTTGCTTTTGAGTCTGATGGTAGTCAAGATGAGTTTATTACACCACATATGCTCCGTATGACAGATCAAGAGGTTGATAAACACATCAATCCAACTAACTATTTATCAGAAGAACAGAAATACAATAACTACCTAAACAGTTTACCACCTTTAACTCGTAGACAATTTAAACTTGTGTTGTTAGAGAATAATCTATTTACACAAATTGATACAGCTATTTCAAGCATCGAAGATGTTACACAAAGAACAAGAATTGAAATTGAATATACAGAAGCTTCTGAGTTTGTACGTACATCGGACAGCGTTAAATATATGTGCAATATCTTGGGTCTTACAGAAGAACAAATAAATACAATGTGGCAACAAGCACTTTCATTATAAGAAATAATATTGGGGATAAAAATGCAAGAGCATGAAAAAACAATTGCTACATTAATTGCAATTGGTGGTTTAATTGGTATGAGTAGACTTCTTGTTTCAAATGAACCTTTATCATGGAGACTAATCATTGGTCGAACGATCTTAGGTTCAGCAACATCGGTGGTAGCAGGTATTGTAATGATTCAATTTCCTGATCTAAGTCCTGTAGCCTTGGTTGGTATAGCTTGTGCTCTTGGTATCTTAGGTAGTACGTTTATTGAAGAATACATGAAGAAAAATGTAAATAAATTAGGTGGATAATTAAAATGTCTAATACGTCAGATACAAAACCATATATTAAAATTAGTGATTCATTTGACGTACCTATTCAGATGATTGACACAAGTACAGGTGAAGCTGTAGAGATTACATCAGGGATGATGTTCTCAAGTAAGATTATCAATTTACAAGGTGAAGTTATTGCAACTCCTAGTGTAGTTCCTTATCTTGATCAGATTGCAGATAAAGGTTATATATTATTAAGTGTACCAACTTCTGTTACTTCAACTTGGAAGGTTGGTAAAGCTAAAACAGATATTAAACTTGTAGTTGGAGACTCTATTAGGCACTCGCAAGATTTCTCCTTTTATATTATAGAGGCTATTACATAATGAATGTGTCTTTTAAAATATATTGGAATAATCCAATCGAAATGCAAACAGAAGCAGGAACTCAACAATTAACATTTGAAGTTCCTCTTGGAGCTATGATTGTTGATCCTAGTGTTGTTGGTGATTTATCTAATTACTATACAAAAGCAGAAACAGAAGCTTACGCTGATAGTAAAGTACAACAAACTGTAACTAACGGAGTAACTGATTCAGCACCAAGTCAAGATGCTGTGTATGATAGGTTACAAGTTAAACAGAACTTACCTACAGGTTATTTGAGTGGTTGGCAATTAACTATTAACGCTTTAAATAATAATAAGTTTGATATATCTGCTGGTAGTGGTATTATTACTGACTTCACAGATTTAATAGGTGTACAGCCAGAAGTTAAGCAAACCCTATCTCCGTTGTTGAGTTTAACACCACAATTCTTATTAACACATCCAGCAAGTTATATTGCTTTTGATAAAGATTTAAATGTTGTTCAATCTAGTTCTCCATTCACAAACGAAGATAGACGAACATTGATGATCTTAGGAAGTGTAATTCATTCTAACAATATTAATATCAACGTAACGAATGAGATCAAAGCTCCTATTGTAGCTCCAACAAACCAATTACACGACTTCATGTTAGCTATTGGTGCTTTAAACTTAATTGGAAATGAGATTGTTCCGAACGGTAATAACTTATCCATAAACATTACTGCTGGTACAGTATGGAAGATGGGCATTAGTGCAAGTAATCAATTAAACCCACATCAATTAAACTTTCCACTACGTACATCTCCTCAGTTTACTTATCGTTTACGTAACAGTACAGAGTATCCCGCATCTAGCCTATTAGACCCAACTAACTACGATTTAAATGGTGTTAGAACAACACTGTCGAATAATAATAGATGGTCAATACAACGCTTCTATTTATTCCAATCAGGGTTAGTTAGAGCACAGTATGGTCAAGCTGAATATTCATCATATCAGAATGCTTTGAATGCTTTATTGTCCGAACCATTCGCAACAGAACAGAATATTAAAGATAATGGTTTATTGATTGCTCGTGTAATCATGAAGAAGACTTGTGTTGATTTACAAGCTGATATTTCATTAGGTATTGCATCTATACATATTGCAGATAAGTTTGGTAATACAAATGCTGTAGCTGCCGTTACTGCTGCATCAATCATTGGAGCTTTAGGTTATACACCAGCAAGTACACGTAAAACAGTAAATAACCAAGCTGTTAGTTATACATTGCAATTAACTGATGCATCTAACGTAGTAAGAACTACAGGAGCAGGGGCTACAAACATTACAGTTCCTAATAGTACGACAGTTGCTTTTACCCCACAAGATAGGGTTGAAATCGAATACTACGGTACAGGGCAACCAACTGTAGTTCCAGCAGTAGGAGTAACTATTCGAGTAGCAGGTGGAGGTAGTTTAGCTCTTACGCAACAATATAGTAGAGTGTTATTAGAGTATGTTGGTTCGAACGAATGGGTCATGTACCGTTAGATTAAATAGGAAATAGATATGAATAGTAAAATTATATTTGATCATATCCGAGATAAATTAGGTAGTACACAGAAACAATATGATGCTCTATTAAGATTATTAAATAGCGGAGCTTCTGTAGAGGACTTATCTATCTTTGTTGGGTTATCAACTGAAGTAGTGCAAGATGCTGCTTTAAAACCTTCCGTAACTAATGCTTGGAAGCTCTCAGAGCGCGATATGAAGCGTTTAGAAGGTGTAGATGAAAAACTAATTCAGGTTGTTAAAAGAGCATCTGAAATCAGCTCCTATAGCTTTATGGTGGTAGAAGGGTTACGTACTTTAGAGACACAGAAGAAATATGTAGCTCAAGGTAAGTCTCAAACAATGAACAGTAGACATTTAATCGGTCAAGCTGTTGACTTAGCTCCTGTTGAGAATGGAACAATTGATTGGAATAACTCTAAAGGTCAATTTGATGCTGTAGCTAAAGCAATGAAGCAAGCTGCTGAAGAACTAAATGTTAAAATAACTTGGGGTGGACAATGGAAATCTTTTGTCGATAAACCTCACTTCCAGATAGAGAAATAAATAAGGAATAAGATTATGAGTAATATTGCATTAACAGCAAGTGTTTTAATAGAAGGTATTCAAACAGGTAAAGAGATTTACCAAACAGTATTGAATGCTATGAATGCAGCAGAACAAGAGAAGAACTCAGGAGCGGATAAGAAAGCATGGGTATTAGCTTTTATTGAAAGTTTCTTGAATGATATTGGTGAGAAGTGGAAAGACTGGATGCTCTCTATCATTAGTTTTATTGACTTCGCTAAATCGTTTTATAATCAGTTTAAGTAATATAAGATATAATAATAACAAAGTAAAACAACAAAAATAAAGAAAGGGAACATAAAATTAATTACATTCCCTAGTTCCTCAAAGCTGACAATCGAAAGGTTGTTGGCTATTTTATTACTTAAATTACACCCTTACTTTCCAAGAAAGATTTAATTTCATTAACTACACTTTTCTTATCTTCAATACCAAGATTAAAAACTGGTAAGTTAGCATTCAAAGCTAGTTTAATAGCTGTTGCTGTTCCTCCTTGAATTTTACCGTTAGGTGTCCAACAAATAACAGCATCAACAGGGGATTTTAAATCATACCCAAAGATTTGATGACAATTACGACTATGCATACCTCTAGCCCACTCATTACATCTATCCCAAGCAGGGTGAACTTCTGAAGCTAATCTTTCAGTTTCACCTATTAAATCTTTATTTCTAACTACGGCTAAATGTTTACGAGGTAGGGTAGATTTTCTAATATTATATTGATCAGATACATAAACTTCGAATTGATCCTCTTTAGCATAACCTAAGTCAACAGCTTGACTATATGCTTTCTGAGCAATACCATCCATACCTAATTCGCATAATCCTGATGTAAATACAACACCTAATTGAGCTAGTCGTAAACAAACATTATGACACAAAGGTATGTCTTTAAAATAAACTTCCTTTTGTTCTAACTCTCTTGAACCAATCAAGGCGATTCTTAAAGTCACAATCCTAACCCCTTTAACATCTTTTCATGTTTTAGCATTTCTAAATGATGATCTAATGAATCTCTCATTGTTTCAATACCAATTAATAAACTACCTGAATCAATCTTAATAGGTTGATAAACTAATACTTGAGAATGCAGATCATAACATAAAGCATTAACAAACATATGCTCTTTCATATGTACAGTTTCATTAGTATGTTTTAAGATTAACTCTGTATGGAATGAATTACAATATTGTTTATTACCTTGTTGATCTAAATATTCATGGCCATCTTCTTTAAATACAATTACAACTTTATAAGCAACTAAATCAAATTCAAATACTTTCATATCAAGTGTCATCTTAATTATCCTCAGAAATCCATTGGTTCAAGAGAACCTTCACTGTTAAGTTGTAGTAGTTCTACATTAATATTATCATAGCTGTTTAATACAGCAACTAAATGCAATTCAGAAAATATACCTTCTAAATTTACACCATGTTTCTGCGCTATAAAAACTAAATGGGTAAGGATTAACTGCGCACTCTTATCTTGCATATAAAATAGGGTATCTGTGTAATCTTCTTCTTCGTTAAGAAAGTCTTTAGCTATAATTTGATAGTTGTACATTTCCATCTTACACCTCACATAGTTAATTCTTTAACAGCTAATATTACTGTGTTATCTACACCTTCTTGACGAAGTACATCGATAACATCTTTAATACATACAAGACAAGGTTCGTATTCAATTTCTTCAAAGTCAAAAGAAAGTTGTTCTGTGTTTTGTTGTTTCTTACTCATGATCTTTATCTCCCTCTTGCTGATTTTCATATGTATAGAGAACTTTCTCCAATACTCTTATTTGAATAGATAGCCAACCAACGTCTTGTTCCATTTCTATTACATCATCTTTAGTAAAACATTTTTGTTGTTTTATACGATCACATCTTTTAGACAGAAAATCAATCTCACCTTCAATAATATCAATTAGACTATACTTACTCATTTAGATTTCTCCTTTAATTTATTTAAGTATGCTTCATCTACAGCACCTTTGTCAACAAGCATTTGTAATACCTTTACATTATGATAAGTGCCACCTACTTTGATAACTTCTCCTGAAGCAACACGTTCTTGCATAACTCTTTCATATTCAATCTTCTCAGCTTCTTTAATAGCTTCGTATTCAACTTTAGAATATGTTTTATATTCACATAAGTTTACTACTTTATCTAAGTCTACTGCGCCTGTTCTGTTGTAAACGAGTCCTCCATCACAGAAAGTTTCATTTTTACAACCACAACAAACGAAATTGTGTTGGTATTTAGATTCAATAACCTTATTACATACTAAACACTTTACAGCATTCCGAACTAATACTTTGATGTTGTCATTTTCATCGTAGATATTATAAGTCATTATAAACCCCTCTCTACATACTCTATTGACTTAACGACTTTGTAGATGTCACACATAAATTTATTACCAATCAAACATTCTACATATAAATGATCACGAGCCTCATCTAAAGACCCAAAGTGAAAAGCATTATGTAAAAGTTCGTTGAACTCGAAAATTCCTGTTCTGCGATTGTAATAAAGAAATTGTTCTACCGTATCACATCGTGTTTTAATAACATAAAAATCACTCATAATGTTTCTCCTTAAAGACTTTTAACTAAGTTAGTAATTACAATCTTAC